AAGAGGTGGGCGGCTGCTGGGTGTGGACCGGCACGGTGACGCGCCACGGCGCGCCGCGGTGGACGGTGACCAGAGATCTGCAGGTGCGCGTGCATCGCCGCGCCTGGGAGGTGGTGGTGGGGCCGATTGCGCCCGGCCACGTGCTGGTGAACCAGTGCGGCGAGCCGCGTTGCTGTCGGCCGGCGCATTACGTGTGCATGAGCAAGGGCGACCACATGCGCAGCGAGCTGGCCGCGGGCCGGGGCGTGCGCGGGCCGCTGTTGGGCCTGGCCGTGGCGCGTTCTTGGCGCAAGCGGGCCGACCGCAAGATGAGCCCGGAACGCGCCGCCCTGATGCGCGCGCGCCGGGCCGAGCAGCCAACCCCGTCGATCGACGTACTGGCGCACGAGTTCGGCGTGAGCCGCGCGACCGCCTGGTATGTGGTGAGCGGGCGGCGCTGGGTGCCGCCGTCGCCCTTCGACGCACTGAGGCGCGCGGCATGAGGGCCGGCATGGAGCTGGACCTCACCCCGCCGCCCGGCGACCTGGACCTCGAGCTGGACACCGCCGAGGCCGCCGAGCTGCCCGCGCTGCCCGAGGGCTGGCGCTGGGCGGGGGCGTGGGCCATCCGTAATGAGCGCGGCGACCACGTGGCCAAGCTGCTGGTGCATGGCGAGCCGGGCTATCTGGCATGGCATTGCACGGCGCCCGGCGGCGGCTACCGCGGGCGCGACCTGGGCGAGTGGTTGCCCGGCTGCTGGCCCGCGGCCAAGGGCGCGATGTTGGCCCTGGCGCAGGCCAGGGGGGCCGTGAAGGCGCGATCGATGTCGCCCTAGGGCCTGCCTACGTCGGCGCGCAACGTGATGAACCTGGGCCTGCATGGGCTGGCACGCGCGACTACACCAGGCCACCCGAGCCTGAGCATCTGCATCGGTACGCAGCGGGGTGAGATTCCCGCCCGCAAGGGCAACGTCTGCGCAGCTGGCCGAAGGTCACGAGCTGGGGGCATCCGCAGATGCGGGTGATGGTGGCCTGCCCTTACGGGCGGTGGCAGCCCCCTCCTTCCTGCACGCGCACGCGTGGGGGGAGGGGGGGCCTTGGGGTGGCGAAACCCGACAATCAAGGGAGTGCGCAAGGTGCAAAGAATCGCGTCGATCCACGAGCGGCTGCAACGCTGGGCTGTGTGGCACTACACCTCGCGCTTGAGCGGCAACGCGCGCGGCCTGACCTCGGCCTGGGACGCGGTGCGCGTGGACGGCTCGGCCAACATCGGGCCGGATACGCTGATCTCGTCGAACGACCAGGACGCCTTCGAGACCGAGGCCGCCGTCGGCGCGCTGCGCACGAGTTCCACCGACCCGCAGCGCGGCCGGCGCCTGGCCGAAACCGTGCGCGCGGTCTACCTGCAACGCGAGGGGCGCAGCTTGGAGCAGACCGCTGGCGTGCTGCACATCACGCGCCGTGCGCTGCACCTGCGTCTGTGCGAGGCCGACCGCGAGCTCGCCCGCGAGCTGCTGGCCATCGCCGCCCGCAAGGCCGACGCCGCCGCCCGCGACCTGGCCCTGGCCAGCACCTGGCGCCGCCCGGCGCGCGAGCTCGAGGTCGATTGATGCGTGCATCACTGTGCACCACTCTGCACCACTCCCCGGCGGGCGGCCATTTTCGTGACGCCAGGAAAATGGTGAGCAACGGGGCCGGGCGGCGCCTGGCGCGGGCCGTTGAGGCGCGGGCTCGCCGGGGCAGCGCAACGCGGGGCCGTGGCGCGGCCTGGGCTGGCTGGGCGGGCAAACCCCAGGCGCTGCGGGTGCAGATTGAATTTGCACCCTTTCCCAACTCTGTGCGAAAGTGCCTACACTCGTGCGGAGCGCCCGCCGATGATGGTGACCTCCCTCACCGTCGGCCGTGGTCAACACCCCGGCCCCAGCGCATCCGACGCCCGCTAGGCCCCGTGCCAATGCGGGCGTCACCTCTTTCAGGTCGGCGATGATCACCATCAAGGTCAAAGCCGAGTTCGGGCAAGTGGATCGCCAGCTCAAGGTGCTCGAGCAAGTGGCGCGCGGCAAGGTGATGGCCCGCACGCTCAACCGCATCGCAGACCAGACCAAGACCGAGGCGGTGCGCGAGATCGCCCGCGAGTACAACCTCACGTCGAGCAAGGTGCGCGAGCGCATCCGCGTGCGCAAGGCTTTTGCCCGTACGGGTCTGGCGGTCGAGATCGCCGTGCCCAGCCGATTCGGCAAGCGCGCGCTCAACGTGATCAGCTTCGGGGCGCGGTCGCTGTACGCAGCGGGCGGCAAGGCGGGCGCGGCTGGCAAGCTAGCGCTCAAGGCCAGCGGAAACAAGCGCCAAGCCGGGGTGCAGGTAAAGATCAAGCGGCGCGGCGCAGTGCAGCGCGGCCGCGGCTGGTTCATCATCACGAACAAGAAAACCGGCGGGCGCTTTGTGGCCAAGCGGGTCGGCGCAGCCAATGCCGATATTGAGCCGGTGCGCACAATCGACGTCGGCCAGATGTTCAACGCCAACACCACGCAGGCCAAGCTGCTGGCCAACATCCGCGCCAAGTTCCCGCGCGAGCTCGAGCGCCAGATCGCCTACGAGCTAGGCCGCACGCGCTAGACCCCACCCCCCTTCGCGGGTCCTTCCCCCGCTTCCCGGCACGGGTGCGAAACGACCGCGATAAGTCGCTAGTCACGAGGCGTCTCATGGGGGGTTATATCCAGCTGGATCAATCAGTTACTCAAGAGGAATTTGCGGAGATTGTCGGCGCAAGTCAGCCCGCCATCAGCGGCTGGGTCGCCTCCGGCTTCCTTCCCGAAGGCGCAACGCTGGGTGAGTGGCTACGCATCTACTGCCAGCGCCTGCGTGAGACCGCCGCAGGCCGTGCGGGTGAGCTGTCCGAAGAGCGCGCACGCCTGGCCCGCGCCCAGGCGGAAAACGTCGAGATGAAGAACGCCATCCTGCGGCGTGAATACGCCCCGGTGGCTTTGCTCGAAGAGGCCGTCGCCCGCACCGCGCGCCAGATGGCCGGGATCCTCGAGGCGCTGCCCGTCAAGCTCAAGCGCGCCGCGCCCATGCTCAGCGCCGACGAGCTCGAGCTGGTCGAGCGCGAGATCGTCGCCCTGCGCAACCAGGCCGCCAGCGCCCGGCTCGACGCCGATGGCGACTGGTCTGGCGCATCCGGTGACGACGAGCCCCGCCCCCCGCCCGACTGACGATGAACCTCGCCGAGCTCGATCACCTGCTGCTCGCGCGCCAGGTGATCGCGGCGGCCGTATCTCGCGGGCTCAAGGCCCTGGCCGCGCCGGTGCCGCAGCGCCTCAGCGAATGGGCCGAGGCCCACTTCTACCTGAGTGCGGAGAGCTCCTACGTCGAAAAGCGCTGGGAGTCCTACCCCTTCCAGCGTGGCATCCTCGACTGTCTGGGCAACGACGCCATCCGCAGTGTCTGGCTGCGCAAGAGCGCGCGCGTCGGCTACACCAAGATGCTGCTCGCCGCGATGGGCTACTTTGCCGAGCACAAGCGGCGCAACCAAGTCATCTACCAGCCCACCGACGACGACGCCGACGAGTTCGTCAAGACCGAGCTCGAGCCCATGCTGCGCGACGTGCCCGTCATCGCCGGCGTCTTCAAGGGCGACCGCTCGCGCGACAAAGACAACACCCTCAAGGCCAAGAAGTTCCTCGGCAGCATCACCCATATTCGTGGCGGCAAGGCCGCCAAGAACTACCGCCGCCTCACCGTCGACGTCGTCTACCTCGACGAGCTCGACGGATTTGACCGCGACATCGAATCCGAGGGCAGTCCCACAGGCCTCAGCGCCAAGCGGCTCGAGGGCGCCACCTTCCCCAAGCAGATCGGTGGCAGCACCCCCAAGCTCAAGGGACTGTCGCTGATCGAAGAGCAAGAAGAAGCCGCCGTCTGCCGGCTGCGCTACCACATTCGCTGCCCCCACTGCAGCGAAGAACACCCGCTCACCTTCGGTGGGCGCGACAAGCCCCACGGCTTCAAATGGGTCGATGGCGACCCCGACACCGTGCGGCACCTCTGCCCGCACTGCGGCGCCCTCATCACCCAGTCCGAGTATCGGCGCCACTGGGAAGGCCGCTGGAAGTCTGCCGAGGGCGTCTGGCTCGACGAAGCCGACAACGTCTTTCGCGCCGCTGACGGCCGCCAGGTCGAGCCCCCGCTGTCGGTCGGCTTTCACCTGTGGAGCGCCTACAGCCCCCAGGTCGAATGGTCTGGCATCGTCCGCGACTTCCTGTTTGCCGCGGCCAAGGCCAAGGCGGGCGACGACAGCTCGCTCAAGACCTTCATCAACACCACGCTCGGCGAGACCTACGAGGTCGAGAGCGAAAAAACCGAGCCCAGCGCCCTCAAGCAACGCGCCGAGCCCTACGATCTGCGCACTGCCCCGCGCGGCGTGCTGGTCGTCACCGCCGCCGTCGACGTCCAGGTCGACCGCTGGGAGATCGGCGTCTGGGGCTGGGGCCGCGGCGAAGAGGGCTGGGTGCTCGACCACCTGGTGCTGCACGGCAACCCCGCCGACGAAACCGAGTGGGACAAGGTCCTGCTGCCCGCCCTGCAAGGCACCCTGCGCCACGCCAGCGGCGCCACCCTCAAGATCGAAGCCGCCGCGATCGACACCGGCGGCCACTACACCCACCAGGCCTACAGCTTCGTGCGGCGCCACGCGCGCATGAAGCTCTACGCCATCAAGGGCGACAGCAAGCTCGGCGGCCCGGTCAAAGGCCGCAGCAGCCTGCAAGACATCAACTTCCGCGGCGCCGTCATCAAGCGCGGCGTGCGTCTGTGGCTGGTCGGCGTCGACACCGCCAAAGACCTGCTGCATGGCCGTCTGCAGGTGGCTCAACCTGGCCCAGGTTACGTGCACTTCAGCCAGGCGCTCGACGACGAGTTTTACGCTCAGCTCACCGCCGAACAGCGCATCCCGGTGCGCGTCGCTGGCGGCGAACAGTACCGCTGGGTCAAGCGTCGCAAGGCCAACGAAGCCTGGGACGTCGCCGTCTACAACATCTTCGTCGCGCACCAGCTCGATCTACACCGCTACACCGACAAGCACTGGGCGCGCCTCGAGCAGCTGCTGCAGCCCAGCCTGTTCGACGCCCCCGCGCCCGCTGAACCGCAAGACACCGAACCCCCGGCCCCACCCCCCGACGCCCCCCGCGCCCCGCGCCGCGTCGGCCGCATCAAGAAGCCGCCCGGATTCGTGGGCCGCTGGTAGTCCCTTCACTTTCCGCAAGAGGTCCCGCCATGAACCTGCTCACCCGCCTCAACGCCGCCGCCGCGCGCGCGCTGGCCGTCTTCCTGCTCGGCCTGGCCGCGCTCGCGCCGCAGCTCGCCAGCGCCCAGG